GGTCAGACCCATAATCGGGTTCTGGGCGTAGATGGCGAGTAAGCGCATAGCTTGTGAGCCGCGCTTTGGTGTGATGTGCTTTGCTCCGTTTACAGACCCCTGCGGGTCGGTGTTGCGGAACAGTGGCAGGTCATCGAATGTTGTCATTGTTTCTCCTTGTCCTTGGCGACACCGTCACCGTAAACAACTGTAAACACGATGTCAAGTATTTGCGAGTTCGCGGGTGGAGCCGGGGAGAAACCAACAACCCCACCCGCTAGCCCCTACGCAAGACCAAGCGCGTAGCGGGCGTTCTATGGCTTTGGAATGGCCTTCCAAGCGGCTTGAAACTCCTCAGCAGATTTCCAGCTGTTCTCAATCTCAACATGGAGCCATTTACCGCCGGGTGTGCCAGCGTTGTCTTCCGAGTTGAAGATCTTGATGCCTTTGACGCCTTCACCGCGTGAGCATCGGTAGCCCCGACCCCACGCTTTTGACTGTTTTGGGTCTTTGTAGGCGTAGTCGTGGATTTCGGCTATGCGTAGTTCTTTTGTGTGGGCAATGAGCCAGTCGAAAGCGGCGACGCCGATTTTGCGGTCGGTGTAGCCAACGTCGCAAGCCCAGCCTGTGGCGTGCACTGACAGGTTCTCGGAGCCTCGCATAGTGCGGTTTGCGTAGATGCCAAGGTTGCTGAAACCCCAGCGGGCTTTCATGTTCTTGACAAACTGCTCGAGCACAGGGCTGGCTTTTCTGCCGTTCCAGGAAGGGTAAAAGGGGTATTTACGGGGCACTTGGCGGGTCCTTTGGTTTGTCCTTCAGGCCGTTGCCTGCCAGGAGTCCAATAAGGCCACCGGCAAGGGTCATCAGCATCGGGGAGAGAACGCCCCACGCTTCAGCGTCATTGGGGCTCTGGTCGAGAGGCTGTACCACGAATAGCAAGCCATAGATCAGGGACACGATTGCCATGACGAATGAGAATGACAGCGCAATTCCTACGATGAGTATGAGGCGGGCTTTTATCTCTTCGTTGGTGAGGCGGTTTTCGGGTTTCATGGGCATCGTCTTTCTAGTAGGCCGTCGGCGCGGGTGGTTTCGCAGTTTTCGCGTACGCGGTCTGCGCAACTACTCAGGGCTAAACAAAGGCTGAGCATTAGCATTGCGCGTTTCATACTCTGCGTACTCCTCGTCTGTCATTTCACGCACTAGGTCGTCAATTTGGATTTTGGGTCGTTTAGTTTCGGTATCCATAGACACGAATGGTTCCTCCTGACATAGTTGCGCCACCCGTAGTTGCCAAAGTAAACGCCGTGTATGAAGTTGTATTGTTTAGAAAACCGCCGTACTGACCGTTTACACCGCCCGTAGTTACCCCAATGTAGGTTCCACAAATGGCCGTCTGGTCGCTTTCAAACGGCCTGACAATGTCCATAACCACCGTGTTTGCGTTAGTTGTAAACGTACCTACGTTTGTCCACGCTGCGCCGTTGTTTACAGCCGCCACAGCGCTGCCGCCTGTGTAGTTGGAGTAGATCATTGAGTAGTAATAACCAGCAGCAGTTGAGCCAAGAGTCATCGTGAGGCCGCCGTCTGCACTTGCAGACCCACCGCTAACGACAATTCGATAGTTTTCGTAATCAGCCGAGAACGCTCCCGTAACCGTCACGCTCCCCACCGGGCTTCCGATTGTCTGTGTCTTGACCAGCCACAACCCGACACCATTCATGTCGGACGCGTTCAGCACGTCGCCGCTAGCAAATACTGGAAAACTCATACTGTTATCCTAAAAGGTCTGTCCCGCCTAGGCGAGATTGGTTGAGAATAAATACCGCAGCCCAACGCGCCGAGCCCTCCAGCGTCGTCACCCAACGCTCAGGCGTGACCGAGTGCGCAATACGAGACGCCAGCATCGGCGTAGTGATTGCGTTACCCGACGGTGGAGTGACCTGCAAAGTAAACCTGTCAAACAACTCAAGCCCGAGCGTCGAAGCCCACGACGCGGTAGGCGACAGGACAACCGACACCGGTGACGCCTTGGCGTACACCTGCCCACCCCAGCCCACAATAATGTCAGCCACCTGATCGGCGTCCTCAATGGTCTGCACCTGCGTCGCAATAAACTGCTCAGCCTCGCCGTAAGTAGTACTACTGGTCGTGTTCTCCTGAATGTAAACACCGCCGCCACTCATTTCGACATTTGCCACGTTACGCATTGAGTCGCCGTCGTATTGCAGCTGCACTTCGGTGCCGATGGAGTTGCCCATGAAACCGACGCCGTTGCCGTATTCGGCCTGCGGAACAATTGACTTGTTTTGGCTGCGGATTTGCGACTGGCTGTAAAGCGTCAGGGTGCCCGCCTTGTTTACAAACATCGGTGCAAACTCCGAGTTCGATACCTTGGTGAGTTCTGACGTTGCTGTGGGTGCGTCGGGTGTGAGCGCCAGCACGTCGGATGCGGGGCTTGCCGGGGTGGACACCAGCGACGACGAAAACTGGGTGTTGCCGATGATGCGGGTTACACGCGCCGAACTTGTCTCAGGGTATTGGGCGTCACCCAGACGGACCACTTCTTGGACTTGTGCTTGGGTAAGTATTGACGGGATGAGCGCTAACTGTTGGAACTCGCCACGGCCCAAAGAAAAGGTCTCATACGCCAAGACGGCGACCCCTGCGTTGTCGGATCTTGCGCTGGTGACGTCAATGCCGTCAATGTAAATCTTGCCTGCCCCTGTGCCGTTGTTGTATGTAAACGCAAAATGGTGAGGCTCAGAAGGTTCATACCGGGCCGTGGTCTCCCATTTGTAGGTCCTGATTGTGTTATTGAAGAACACAAAGAACTTGCCATAATCACTGCCGTTGACGTTGGTGTCTAAATACATCTCAAGCGAACCGCCGAACATGTTGCCGTCAAACTGCGACGCCAGCGTGTCAGCCGAAGTGCCTCGACACCAATACATAGCCGTAAACGAACTGGTGGTGCTTGGTGCCACGTTTACAAGTCCGCTGGTGGCTGCACCTTGCGAGAAGTCCGAGCCAAGAGATTGCGACGGCAAACCTGTGGCTATGCGGGAACCCGGGAAAGCGGTGCCTGATGGTACGAGCAACTTTGACGGGGCAGAGCCGTTGTCGACGAGCGTTAGGTCGGCTGAACGGTACCAAGTGATCGGGTCGTCTAACTCAAAGTAATGCCGCGGTGAAAAGCCGAGAATGTACGGGCGTGCCCAGTCGGCTGGCATAGACGATGAGCCAAGCAGCTGCAACGCGTCAAAGCAGAACAGGGTCACAGTCGAGTCGGTGCCTGCGTCGGTCCACTCGGGTGGCCACCCGGCTATAAAGCCACGGAACACGTCGTAGGTAGTACCTAAGTGCGTGGCGCGTATACGGATTTGGCGTCGCGGGAGCAAGTTGCCGTAGTACGGTCCAGTTGTGTTGAACGGGTCAAAGCGTCGATCACGGTTAGACAGGGTCACCGTGGCGGAGCCGTCTGCCTGCAAAGTCCAGTCATCGGGGATGCCTCGAGAGATGTCCATACCACGCACATAAGCGGTTACGTCAGTCCACGTGGGCGACACTACATAAGGGCTTTCTGTAAACGCAATCTCAACAACAGCGACTGGGTACGGCATTAGCGTCCACCGCTTCGGCGTTGCCACTGGCGCAAAGCAGCGTCAACGTACTGACCGATGGCTGCGCGGTCACCGACTACGCCCATCATGTTGATTGTTACTTGAGCGTTCTCAGGATTGCGCCCTGGCAACCTAAAGCCAGGCAAAGGCGCAATAGTCCCAATGTTCGGGGTAAAGTCTCTGCCGGTAACAGTTTGAGCAACGTTGATAAGGCCACCCGTAGCGGCAGTAGCACCTAAACCCACACCACGGTTGATTAGGTTGGCGGCTGTGTTCAATTTGTTGATCAGGTCGTTCAGTTGTTGACCTGCCGCGTTGAGTTGACCGTTTTCGTCGTACAACAAGGTCTGCAGGATGTACTTGAGTTCGGCGAACGCTCCAGCAACTCCGTCCTTACCGAACGCGTCAGCAATCTGGATGCCGTACTCCGCTAGGCGCTTCAGGTACGGAAGTACCGCCTGCCCAAGAGACTCTTTCAACTCGTCAATGGTGATACGGAACCGAGCCATCGTGCCCTCAAACGTTTGAGCATTAGCCAAAGCCGAACCGCTAAAGCGCTTTTCAAGGTCTTGCTGGACGTCGTTGAAGTCCATCCCCTTGAGTTTGACTTTGTCGTAGCCAAGACCGAGACGGGTCAAAGCGGTGTTAGAACCGTCGTACGCCTTGCTCAGAGCCTCTGTGACGGCTCTTAGGGGCTTGCCTGTACCAGCAGACACATTGAGCGCCAAATTGAGCAAACGCTGCGCCTTGTCAAAGTCACGAGTCGAGCGAATGATACGCGCATACGCAGGACGCAACTCATCATCGGCCACACCGACAGCGCGCTGAGTCACGTCAATGTAATCCTCAACCGACGCAATCTGAGCATCCGTAGCCTTAGTAGACGCACGAATAGACGCCGCTAACTGCTTCTGCCCCTTTTCATCGTCGGCAGCCATACGAGCAAAGCCGACCAACTGTTGCCCAGCCTGAAACGCAGCTGCACCCAACGCAGCAAAAGCCGCCGCGCCAGCCACAGCGCCAGCCTTGAGCACAAACTTGACCTTGTCGCTAGCCGTCTCGAGTTGCTTGAACGACTTGATGGCCTTCTGAATGCCCTGACCGGCGAACGTGGTTGAGATAGGTATCGACAGCATTAGTTCAGTTCTTTCTGTACGCGCTTACTGACACGGAGAATGGATGCGCGTAGCTCATCCTCAAACAGTCGGCGCGACCTGTAAACAGCGGGACCGATAATGCGTGTGCGACCCGGTGCTAACTCACCAAGCGAACGCTCGAGGCTGTTGGCGTTGCGTCGGCCCGCAGTCTCAAAGATGGCAGCTGCCTGATCGCGTTGAATAATTGAGATGGTGTTGTCGGTGCGTCGATCGGTGTCCACTTTGACTTGCACGCCACGCTGAGCCTTAGCGACTGTAAACGGAAACAACTGCCGACCGTCCTGCGACCACTTACGCGACATACCGGACAGCGGCACTTTCGTGTAGCCACGGCGCACGTTATCGACAGCAGGTTGGGCAATACGGCGAGCATCGGAAACGAACTGTTTACGAAGACCCGGCTCGATTTTGTTGAGAGCGCGGATGGTGTCACGCAAACCAACAAACTTCATGTCTTCGGCTGCCTTGAGCACTGTCGCCAGTGTGTCTAGGTCAAATGGTATGTCAGGAGGCCAATACCCTGTGCGAAGTAGCAAAGACGCTAGTCCGTAGTTGTATGTGCCTCGGTCGTAGGGTTTACAGGTTCGTTGTCCACCACTTCAATGTTCTCGAGACGCTTCACGTATTCATCAAAGACGATGGGTACGGAGATGCTGTTTTGTTTACAGCACTCCCACGCCATGAACGCTAAGTCCTCGACTCCGATGCCTTCGCCCAGCTGTGACGCCTTGCGCTTGAACTTGCGCTCCCAAGCCACAATCACGCCGAGGTTGGTCGTGACGGTGTAGTGCTGGTCACGCTCGGTGACTTGCAATGTGAGTTTCATAGTTTCTCCCTATGTGTTGGATCAGGTGATGTCGCGTGCCCAAGTGCCGCCGACCCAGTTGGCGGTTACGGTCGCCATCTCACCCACGGTCGAGTTGATAGGCGTAAACGACGCAAGCATTGCGTTGGTAATTGTGTACTCAGGGTTAGACGCA